GGCGTGTTGTAGAATGAGCCAGGTTGATGTTCGTATGTGGCTAAGACAGTTGAGTATGCATCGGTCGTGGACCAGGAGAAAGCCGCTGCATAGGCATATTGCTTCTTGATGAAATCAAAGGACATCTCATCAAGTGCGGAAGGGGCTACACCAATTGAGATCGGAACCTCATTGGTGGCTGATAGCCCAAGGGGCTGACCTGTGGTCTGTTGGTCAGCATTGGCCATATACGGGAATAGTTCGCGAACGAACCGGACGGGTGGGCTCAACACTGTTGGTTTGGAAAGACCCCAAACCTTGGCCGCGTCTCCCACAATTCCACTAAGCCATGATACTGATGACATAGCTGCTGTGAAAATTGGGATGCGTCCTAAAATTGTGGCTGTTTTGGCAACCTTGGTACTAAGTCCGGAGATTGGACCTATATTTGCCTCCGCTTGCTCCTTGCCCGTAGCTGACTTGCTAAGCGAGAAAGAAGACTGCGGAAGCGCGGGGGCGGAGAGCTCGATGTTTTCGAACGATCCCCAACATGTGTAGCCACATGTCGTGTCGCTCGAACCGGGTATAAGAGGCCAATATGGGTATAGGAAAAGGTATCCGTACGAAAAAGTAGTCGAAGTAATGGGCAAAAATGTTTGATCCGAAGTGAACGGTATCCGTAACGTCACATGGGTCTCCTTCGCAAGATCGATTTCCACATGGGGGAGCTGTGTAATGGTCGTGAGGTTTGCGCAGTGTTGCCTGATATAGGCTGCACTAGCTCCGCTCGCAGTCCCTCCAATTGGTAACCAGCAAAGGATGTAACGCCCTGCTTGAAAACGAACAGCGTTGATCTGGAGTCGAACAACGATGTCAGCTCTCATGAGTCCAATACCTGCTAATTTCAAGCCTTTGATCCCAGCGAGCTGAAGAGCCCAAGGGTCTGCTGAGAATAAAGATGTAGAATCTGTGGCCGCAAGGCTTCCACTAGCAAGTAGTGTTGGTCGCTCTAAGAAATCTCGGATACCTTGAACACCCGAAACAAAAGAAAGGTCTCTAATACTAGAAATGAGCTGAGTTCTAGAAACTGTAGAAGACTCAGCTCCGAGGGTATCGTCTGTAAAGTGTGATATACCTGCGTCTGGGGCATCGGCTACATTGCGCGCAACATTTGGGCCTGATGTGTCTGCCATCTCTCGTTTGCCGGCAACTGAATGCTTCGAGATGCGATTTGCTTGGGTAAATGCTGCGATGTTGATTCTTTTACGTGTACTCAACGAAACACGGGGCCAACTCACAGGTTGATTTCAGGTCGAAACCATCCTGTTTTCGTCGTCTCCTCGAAATAAAAAGTTCGAGTTGTTGACCGTGGGGCATATAGATGGGCAAAGAACTTGACCATCTTGGGGCACCACTCTTCCCAAACACTTGGAGCATGCAAGGACAATTCGTGGAGCGAACTCTCCAAATTGTCAATCGCAATCGTGTTGTAAAGAGTCTTCTTCGTCCTAAGCGGAGTGTTAAGGATCACACTGAGCTTGATGGGCAGGACATGCGTACCACTAAGTTTGTCGAAGCGAGGTGTTCGCTTGAGCATTTCTACTTCGTAGATGGATACAAGATTTGAGCTGAGCGGTTTGGTCTTGTCAGCTGAGGTCATAATGTATCCAAGCTCTGCAACTCCTTTTGAGAGCGTGAGCTCATTGAAACGATCCATGTATCGCGGGTGGACAGCCATAACATTGTCGTCTCCTAGGCAAAGGAACACCACGAGCTTCCTGAACATCGTGATTGCCACTTCTTGGTTGCCGAGAGCGCGGTAGAAAGCGAAGCGAACGAGGATTTTGTTGATCAGACAATTGAGAATTGTGGTCAGGACGTTGCCCGAAGGCATTGAACCGTCCCATTTCTCAATAATCGGACCGCGGATATGGTATGAATTGACGATGGATTCGGCATAGGTACGTCTGAGTCGTGAAAACGAATCGTCCGACCCATACCATTTGTTGATGATGTCCACTGCGTACAACATAAGCGTACGACAATGGCTAGTGTCGAAGCCCTTGTAATCTGCACAACCGCAGTTTTTGAGTGGTCCAAACCGCAAAAGGCGTTGCGCAAATTCGTCCCCCTGTGTGTAGGGATCGAAACCAATAAGAGTCTCGGCTTCCATCCCTGCATCTGCCATGAATTTCATAAAGTCCCCAAAGAGCATGCGGCCAGCGACGGCTGCATCATAGGGGGCCGACGAAACCAGGCGTGGCTTCTTGGCCTTCTCCAACGTTCTCCACTCCACCTTCATAACATCTGTATGTATGAAAGTGGGAACGTCACCGTTTGAGAGGGTCTCGATGACATTCTTCATGCGGTCGGAAAACTCGCGGGCATGGGACCCACACTTGGGTTTGCCCTTCTCATCAACCGTGATGAGATCTTTCTTCTTGAGCCCGCGCGCAGCCCAAGGGTATCCTGGGGATGTGCTGAACTCCATGGCCTTGAATGAGGTACCTTCAAAGCCGCCAATAGCTTCAACCAGGCTATAAGCCTGCTTGTTGGCATTGGTGGGTATTTCGAGTAATTCGGCTGCAATCTGATCCGCAATCTTCCGCAAAACGGTAGCATTGTCCTCTGCTAGTTGATCCCGTTCTGGCATGTTCTTGCAGTACGGCTCCCTGGCAACTGGGTAGTTTTCAGGCGACGTATTGCTAACTGCGAAATCGATGGGAACGTATGGTGGAACTGGCCCCTCAAACAGGACAAGAACGTCTCCTGTTCGAGTGCCGGATGGCGGAGCCATCTTGGTGGTGCACACGTTTCCGTGGCACGAGGGGTCGTATTTGATTCCCTGCACGGCGACTACGTGGGGTTGCTCTCGAGTGACTTCGCCCAAAAATTGCTGATCCAAAAATGGGGCGATCCCAGGGTCTGCTTGGACACTCATACCAATGAGCTGCTTCACTTCATCTGCAGTGATGCGATATGAGTATCCGCGCTTCCGGCCAGTAATCCCAGCAACGTGAGCTCCACATATGACAGGGTTGGGACCATCCATTGTAAACAACAGAATGCCACAATCACCCGCCACCGTGTCGAACTCGTATTGCCAGAGATTCTCAACCTCGCGGTTTTCAGGAACGAAAGTTCCGTCTGGTTGAGCCGCTTTGTATGTAACAACCCTTTTGTCAATACCTTGGAACCTGATTTCATTCGACTGGTCGAATGTAACCAAAGCTCCCGGCATTTGAGCAGCAGAGCTGTAACAACGCTGCGAATTGGCGGCTTCGGAAATGTAATGTTTGAGACAGTCGCGCGCTTGGATCTTGACACCGCCGATAAGGCAGATCGCCTTATCGTTGAGCCTGGCGTCATCGGAGTTGAGGATCTTGATCTGTGTGAATGGAACCTTGTAGGATGCGCCTCCACCAGCTCTATCGAATTGGAGATACTGTTGATCGACAGGAATACCCGCCGCCAACTGTTGCTCAAGGACCGAATCGATAAAATGGTACGGCATATGACAAAGGTTTTCGGAGATGAAATTGACTACGCCAAACTTGGGTGATAAAATGCCAGCACTATTGGTCGGTGCGCTGACATAATACATGTTCTTGCGTACAGCGTTCGCGATATCCAACAAAGTCGGATTGCCGAACTGGGGCACTGCCGCAAAGGCGCTAGCTGGTACATGGGTCTTTACCGGCTGCGCCCGTTGTTTGGCCTGGTATGTGAACAAGGACTGCGACTGTTGGACGACGTCTTCCTCCTCTACTTTCTTCCCGGTAAAGTAGTAGGAGATTGCAGCAAAAATGATCCCTAATGCTGCTAATGCTCCGAGGACTGCCAACTTGTTCTCAACCACGAATTTCTTCACGGCATAAAACGCATTGACAACCCCGTCGCGTAATGAGCGACAGACCGCTTTGAGCTGCCCCACTCTATCCGTTGAATACTCCTTGGGGTCGCAAGTAACAACGAAACCGAGGTCTCCAGGTTTGAGACTATCGGAACACATAGCGACTGTATGAGGGTCCCAGTCGTATGCGTCGAGCGCATTCACAGACTCGAGCGATTCACGGATCACTTTCTTGGGCACAGGACAGCCAGCCCAGTGCCTGAAAAGGCCATCAATATCATGAGGCTTGTCACGATATTCCGCCTTCCCTTTCTCGGAGAGATGAACATACCTCCGGTAATCCATGTCGGCTCCTTCGAAGCGAACTGCTGTTCGGAACCTCTGAAGGGCAGGTTCTGAAAGGCAACTCTGATCGAATTGCTTCTTCCACTTCGCGGTCCACCCCGCCAGAGCATCCTCTAACTCAAAATCGAGAAAGAGTTGTTCGCTGGGATGGGCGTCTGGAATTGAGACACTATAATCTGCGCACACAGGGTATGTACGACATCCGGTAACTCCTTCCGCACGGCAATCATAGCCCATCTGGGCCACAGGATCACCATCCGGAATTCCCTCACCCACAGATCGGTAGCCGGTGGTAACATACTCGTAAACAATAGGCTCGGGCACTCGCTGTGGTCTCGAACGCGTTCGCAACATGTTCAACACTGCTTCAACGAAGCGGAAAGTCGTGCGTGAACGAGGTGGTTGCGGTTGAGGGGTGGGTTGAGGTTCAGGTGCGGGGGCCTCCTGATTGGCTATTGCAGTACGGAAACCTTGTAGACCTAATTTGGACCTAAGAGCATCTACACGGACATCCATATCGCTGTGAACTAACCCGAAGCTACGCTGACGCTCCTTGCGAAGTTCAATCGCCTCTTCGAGATATTCCTGGACTGTGTACACACGACCTACTTCGAAAACCCCCTTGCTCTGCTTGTTCTTCAAAGCAGGGTCGTATGATTTGTTGGGCACCCAGTGTTTTCGAGTGAGAATGATCTGATCGATATCGAAACCCTGAAGATCGTCAGGATTTGATTTGAGTGTGACTTCGAAAACGAAGTCGAGGCGTCGGTAAGCTGCGTCGGGTTCGACAATGGTTTCGTCGTGGAAGGTGGTCGCATTGGTCGTTGCGATAATGTGCCGAGGAGCGCAACATTTTTCTTCCTTGCTAAACGCACAGCGTGGGAACCAAGGTTCCGTGTTGGCGGCAGCAATGAGGTCCATAAGCGGAGCGTAATCTCCACCTTTGACACTGGCCCTCTGTAACCAATCATCGAAGAGCATGATCATCATTCGTGGGTCGACCCCATCATAATAATAGTCTTGCCCTTTGACGTAGCAATACGTGCTTGGTCGTGCGCGATACGCTTCGTAAACGGTCTTGGCGTCCTCTTCGTCTTTCACCTCATCCAATTCCAAAAAGAAAAAGAATTGGGTAAGGAATCGAGCTAACAAAGATTTGCCTTGTTTTGGTTTGCCCTGCAAGATTGTGGTGACTGGCATAGGACGTGACGTAAAAGATGAGGACAACTTTTCTGACACCTTCCTATAGATTTCCTCTAGTGACGTCGTCATCCTGTTGACGACCGAAACCTCTGTCTCTTTTTTGTCCTTTTTCAACGCCGCAGCGAGTTTTCTCCCGTACATATGAAGTTGAAATATGGTCGTAAGCGTTGAAGCGCAAGGCAATAAAAGACCTACCCTACAATCAGCCGCTAGTTTTGTGGCCATGTCGACATAGGAATCTACGTCGAGGTCACTGGACTTCTCAATTCCCATAACGGCATTGAGATCGAGACCACACTTCTCCACCACATTGAGGACAACACTGAACACCTGCCCTGCTCCCTTCGATGACTTCCCAACGTCCGTGAAGAACATCACAGGATCGTAAGGTTTGTCACCTCCCGTCTTGAACCCAAGAGTCGTAAGCACAGCGATGAATGGTCCCATCTTCTCTGCGTCGAAAGAAAATTGCGGCGTAGCTGCAATGTCGTCCGTTGCTTCTAGATTGGGCTGCATAAATGAACGTGCAAGCTCAATCGCTTTGTTGAGAAGACCTGATTTGAAGAGCACACCTGCGCCCGTTGCAAGCATGTAGATGGCCGAAAGACCACCGAGGATGGTACATGTCCACGAGAACTGCTGTGACAAAAAGTACAAGCATGTCCCGAAACAAATTGGAGCAATGAGAGGTAGGAGAGCGTAAAGGTGTTTCCCAATCGCCCCAAGGATTGAGGTGATGCTGGAAACTCCTGAAAGAATGCCCGTTGAGAGCTTTCCAATACTCGAATTGGTAAGGCCCTGACCGAACGAGGAACCAACTTTTCCGGCGAGTACTCCCATAACTCCGTCTTCCGAAAAAGCTTTGAGTGACACATCAACATGTGCAACTGCCGAATCGACATTGCGCATGATGCTGGCGCCACTGCCCCAACCCTCACTTGGTATCACCTTCCGTGCCTTCTCCACGACATCTGCCGAACCACCAAAGAAACGATCCGCATTGCTAAGAACACGGTTCATAAGGCGGTTTTTCTCCTTGAGATCTGCAACAAACTCCATTTGGGGTTCGATGCATTCCAAGTCGTCGAGAAAATCCTCAACATTGAGCGCTTGGAACTCTTTTCGGAGATGGACATAGAATGCCTTCAAAGGGTGACGATCACCTGACTGTTTGGTCATGTAATCGGCATACTTCTTGCATTCTTTGCGAAGGAAAGAGGTCAACATCGAGAACGATGTTGCTAGGACGTTGTCGGCAAAACCAACGAAGCGGCGACAACTATTGGTCGTGGTATCGACTAACGACATAACGGGAAAAGAGTGTAAACCCTCAGCCCCCGCACACAATGAATTGGGAGGAAGAGGAACAAAAATCCCGATCATATCGGAAAAAGAGAAGTCGAAACGCGCAGCTCTCGTTGCTC